AAACCAAACCATTATTATCTTTAACTTTCATTTATACCCAGCATATCTGGTTTTTTCTTTGACTTTTCAAAAGTGTATCCTAAAAAGATATTGACAATTCTACATCTCTTCCCTTATAATAAATTAAGTGTAGGGGCGTAGCTCAATTGGTAGAGTAGCGGTCTCCAAAACCGTCGGCTGGGGGTTCGAGTCCCTCCGCCCCTGCCAGATAAATCAAGTTGTTTAAGATTTAAAGATTGCTAACAAAATGCATTTTGCAAACATTTTGCTAACATACACAATGATATGATACAAAACAAAAAAGGCGGAGCGACGACTCAGCCTTTTTTTGCTTTGGCTGGTGCACAATGAAAAAGCGTGGCATTGCGCCACGCTCTTGAAAAAATGGAACTTTACAATCCGCAACCACAAAGAGAAAAAATAGAAAAGCTTACAATCAGCATTAATTATTATATCATATTTTCATTTGCAAAACAACAACAAAAAAAGCGGGGCACAACACCCCGCTGGTCATTGCTTAGTATTGGTTGTCCATGTGGCTTGGGTGGATTTGAGAACCTTGTTCATCTCAAACACTGCAGCCTCAACAAGTTTTTCCGCTTCATCCTCTGAGAGCTTGAAGTTTTGCATTAAAAATCTCACAGCCTCGCTTTTCTTCAGCTCTCCTTGCTTACCGCCAAAAACTTGTTCGACAGCTTTAACGACGTTTTGAGCTACTTCGCTGAGTAGCAAGTACCTTTCTTGCCCAATGCGTTGCTTCAGTAGCTCTAATTTATGTCGCACAAACATAACCAAATAAGTCCCTAATACAATAATTATAGCTTGTACGACATAGATAAAAGCTTGCATTATAGCTTCTCTCATAATTAAACACCTCGCATATATTTGTTTACCGCTTCAGCTATAGCCTGTGCTATCTTGTCCTGAACATTTGGGCCTGCAAGCTGTTTAGCCTCATCGTTGTTAGATATAAAGCCAATTTCAACCAAAACAGCTGGCATTTTTGTATACTTAATAACATAGTAATTTGCTGTTTTTACGCCACGGTTGATAAAACCTGTCGCTTTGATTAATTCCGCTTGCACTAATTCAGCTAATTTTTTGCCATTTGCACTTCCTTGATAATAGTATGTTTCAATTCCTCTTGCTTGTGGATTATCTGCACTATTGCAATGAATAGAAATAAAAATGTCAGCATTGTTCTTATTAGCAATGCTGACTCTGTTACGTAAGCTTATACTTGTATTATTGCCTAAACCATCATCACTTGTTCTTGTGAAAATTATTTTGTGCCCCATTTTGCCCAGTTTTTCACCTGTTTTTAAAGCTACCCGCAGCGTTATATCACATTCACGCAGATTTAAATCTTTATTGTACGCGCCACTATCGAAACCGCCATGTCCAGCGTCAATGCAAATGCGCATCAAAATCATCTCCTTTACTTCTTGCTAAAAACGCAGTCTCTAACTTCTTTGATGTCTTCTTTTAAGCTTTTTAACCCTTCCTCAATATCCTTCAGAATTTCAAACTTTTCAGCAAGTCTATCAATTGTCGCTCTTAATTCAGCTTCTCTTTTGCTATTTTCTCTTAACACATAGAAAAGTAGCCACACAAACAAAGCTGCAAATATACCATTAGACAGTGCAAACTTGATTATCTCTTGCTCCATTTTCTCTGTCTCCCTTCTCTTCTGATTTAGCCCGCCACTCCCCGCAGCCCTGCTCATTAGCCTCAAAGCACAATTTACGCTGCAGGTCGCAACGGTATACATTGTACAGGTCATGCCTGCACCAGCGACAGTCTATGCAAAAGCGCATTGCTACCACTCCCCAAATAAAAAGCACCCCAGCTCAACGCTGGAGTGCTCCCTATTTTCATATACTTTCCTCCTTACCATGAAAATGCGTAAAAATTTATTGTTGTTACATATCCTTTCTTCTTTGCATTAAATCCATTACTTGAAAAAGATATATCAGAATCTTTGTAAAGATCCCAAAGAACAGAACCACCACCAGTAACGTTACATTGAACAAACTTACCAACAAGATTGTAACTAAAATCTATATTCCAAAAGAGATAATATTCGGAGTACGTATTTCCTCCTGTTGTAATATCTCCTCTTAATAAAACAACTTTAGGAGTAAATGTGAGATTCGCTACATAGAACCATCCATCAGCAGCCACTGTAACAGTCCCACTTGCAAATGGCTTCCCCAGCAGGTCAAAGCCACGCCGCACCGTTGAAGCCTCTAAACTTCTTGTTAGCGGAGTCGAACCAAATCTGACCCGCTACAGGATTGGCCGGTGCGACGCTGTTCACCTCCACAACAAGTTTTTTAGTACTATCACTACGTATGTCTAAAGCACTCATATTGTCTACATTGCTAAGCCCAACGTCTGCTTTTGTCAGCGTTACATTACCTGTCTTTCCTGCAACGCTCAATACATTAGCGCTAATGATACCGTCGCTATCTATTGTTACACCGCTTCCCTGTTTGACGTGTCCTAATATTGTTGAACTTGCTTTGACTGCTGCATGAGTATCAACCTTAGCCTGCGCTCCCGATGGAGTTTCATGTCCACTATGTGGCGCAGCTGAATTGATGTGTGTATTAAGGTCTTCAAGTGTCTTGCTCGGTGCGTCATACCAGTTTGTTTTACCTGTTATTGCTTTTATTCTGTTTGCAAACCAATCAAGCAATTGTCTCAAACTTCCTTGATTGCCTGTCGGTGCTTGTGCTGGGTCTATAGTGCGTAAATTCTCTTCTATAGCCTGTATGTTACCTTCTATTCTATTGAAATCGCCAGCGGTAGGCACATTACCAGCCTGCCAATTAGTCTTGGGGGTTTGATAATTCTGCGGAGCTGTGCCCATGTTAACTCACCTCTTACGCATAGAATATGTTTACGTCTAAACCTGTCGTTGGTGCAGTGCTACCTTTAATCGTTGTAGTCGCTGCTATTGCTATAGCCGTTCCATGTGTAATACCTATATCAGAGAAAAATTGGGCCACTCCACCTGCTGGTACTGGAATTGAATACAAAGGTGTTGTCGTTCCAAGAGTAACCGACGTTGTATTAAACACCTGAACATAAGCAACCGACGTATTAGGATTATATATCACCCAACCATAAACAAGCCCAGCCGACGATTTCACAGTTTGAACGGTCGTGCTTAAACCATTGTAAATATAGCTCGATACTCCTCCACTTGTTGCTACCCCAAGTGCTGCCCTCAAAGAGCTTGCAGTAGATTGTGCTACTGTATATGTGCCTCCCACATTATATATTGCCATTGCTTGGCTTCCTACCGCTAATCCTCTCGCACTCGTTATCTCTGTTGTAAGCTCCGCAATATCTTGCACCACTACAGCGTCAATATATAGCGTTGTACTGCTTGCAGGTGCTGTAGATAGATTTTTAGCTCTAATTCTAACATAATATTCTTGCGTCGGGTCAGGTATAAGCCTTGTTCTGCAATACGTATAAGCTTTCTGAGAAGTTGAATCAACCGCCCTTGTAGCAAAATAAACCTCGTCAGGGAATAATTCTATTTCTGCAATTGAGTAGCTTGCCGTAGATGTTATTGTAACTGAAGAAGCTGATGCTGCTACGCCTGCATTTGTTACATTATGTTTACCTGTCGTAGTTGAAGTTCCATCAAGCAACCATTGTGCAATCATATCACCAGCAGCATTGACTACTTCAAGATAGAATTCCTGATTAGCTATTCGCTGGCTAAGATAATAGATAAACCAAACTCTAAACGGCACTGTAAAAGATTTTATACTCTGAATAATTGTTTCTGTGTTTGCGGTTGTTCCTGTAGCTATACTTAAAACGCTATTTGCAACGCTTATTGTATGCCCGCTTCCTTGTTGAACTAACTGCCAGCCAGCACTTAAAGCACTTCCTGCAAAATCGTCTCGCCATGTATTTTGCAAAGTATTTATTATCATGCCTTTTCCAAAGCTCGTTATCTCTTCAAAGTCATCTAATACAGGATTAAAAGCCTGTGGAATAGGTCTACCGTCAGCATCTACTTTAAGCCTTTTACTTGAGTAAGCCATATTATCACCTCACATTTTTCTACCAGTTAATTTAGCTCGTAATGCCCCATCGAATTCTAATTCTTGCTTAATCACAAAGAAGTCTTCAAAGTGGTCATTTTCCTGTATAGTTACAATATCACCAAGCAATAACGCAGGGTTGCCTCTCCATTCCACATCAACATCTCTTCTTGGGTCTTTAAAACTCTGCAACAGCTTATTTGCTATCGTCTGTGCCATCGAAAGCGTCTGTATTAGAGGATTGGCTGGGAATGTATAACGGATTAAGCCATTGTCAGTTATGCTTTGTGTGTCCTGTGCTATAGCCTTCTCTTTGTTCATCACTTTCAACGGCTGTGCATTCACTACAATCGTTACGTTTTCCGCTGCTGTGCCGTTGTTTTTTAGCGTTATATCCGCACCCCATGCATAGTAGGTTGCTGCAATTATGACTGTGTTCGTTGCACCCACAAGGCTTGCAACAGCGTTTATACAAGGTGTTTGATTGTAAAACAAAGTCAAGGTCAATGTCTGCCCTGCTGAAATATTAATAGTTTCATTGCTTCTGTAAACCTCTTGGGATACATCTGGCCTTAATGGCTGCGTTTCTACTTCAATGTAGTTTGCTATCTGCCCCCACCTTACTGGTCTATCTTTCTTAAAATAGTTGTCCACAGTAACACTTACCCCGTCATACGTTACCATAAACGGAGTAATAAACTGGTTCAGCCGCTTGTATGCAAAGTCGATGGTCTCTACCCTTATAATCCCATCCCTATCACAATATACTTGCCCTAAACATGCCTCCGCTATCTTCCGAAGTGCCTCCCTGTGGCTTTGCGGCTCAAAATAAGCATAAGGAACAATATAGTTCTGTAGATTAGTGTCAAGCCAATATTCATCTTCGGTTAATCCCGCATCTTGCAAGACTGCCTCGGCTAGCTCATACAAACTTTTATTCTGCTGTACCTGCGAACTAGAATAAGTACTCTTTCTTAACAACTCTAACCTGTCTCTGCCCGTTGTGGCAGCATATACATCGTCTTCAGGTGCCGACCAATCGCCAGACCAGAATACACCGAGAGGCACCCATTCTTTTGTCCCGTCGTCATGCTCAACTCCAAGCCAAGCCTTTATGCGTCTGTTTTGTTTCAACAGCTGATATAACGGACTTTGCTTATTCCCTGCATTGAATTTTCTTGTACTATTGTTCAAGCGTATATCAATCTCATTAGCACTGATATTGCCGACGGGAAGCGAGCCTTGACTGACCTCTCTTTCTTCCAATAAGTGTATAAGAATTATATCATCACCCTCATAAATCTCCTGAATTGACGTGAAGAATTCAAGTATCTTTACCTGTCGTCCAGCATGGCTCCATCTGCTTATTTCAAGTGTCATTTTTGTTATTTGTGTTACAGGATTATCAAGTGTTTTCTGCCATGCAATTTGTGTATTCCCGGTTACTACCTCAGTGTATAGCACATTATCTGTACTGTCATAGAGTTTAATAGTGAAATCAACAGGGTATTCACCCCGCTTTGAATCCCCGACAACTTTTAGCTGTGTGATAGGACGACTAAAGAATGTAACCGTCAATGTCGGATATGGTTGTGAGAAGTATCCGTTACCATCCGCTAATTGCGACCCCCACCAGCCCATTTGATACAGTTCAGCCTTGCTTGGGTCTGGTGCAAGTGCAAATGTGCCATCCAATACCCATGAACCATCTAAACTTGCTATCTTTGCGAAAGGCTCAGCTACTGCGTCGGCTGTTTGGGCTGGGTAGCTTATGTTTGCTTGTTCGGAAGCTTGAACTTGTATAGATTGGTCAATGAACGGGTCTGTGTAGTCGATTTGAACTTTCGCTATTACTCTTCTTTCTGTT